TGTACGGCCAGATGCGATCCTACAACGGATCGAGCAACTGGGTCGACGTCCCCGATGTCAGTGCCCTGGGTAGAGGGAATGGGTGGCACGCCAGTTACAACGTCACAGACGGCGGGAGCGACCAGTTCCAGGCGCTATTTGCGAATACTCAGGTTTGCACTACTACCAATACTGGGTCGATCTACGGCCTGGAGGCCAAGGCCACGTACAAGGCGACCGAGGGATCCGGTCCTTACGCAATGGCGTACGGGGTATTTGGGAAGGTGACCGCTAAGAGCAGCGGTGGCACTCACTCAACAATTCCGTATGCGTATCCCATCTACTCGATCCTCGACGTAGCGGCGTCCAACACGGTGACCGAGGCGGTGAATTTCTTTGCCGAGAATGCGAATAGCGGCACTGAGAGCGCATCGTACATCCTGAAGACGCATAGCAGCGGGGACACGTGGGATTACGGCATCTACCTGGACGACGCTGTGATCGGCACGGCGGACATCGTGCTGGAGAACGGCGAGCAGATCGCCAACGCCGTGAACGGGACTGTGACCGTGAGCGGCAACGTGGATGCAGCGGGGTCGCTGAACTTTGGTGCGAACGATCTCTATCCGTTGGGCGTGGCGGCTGATGGGCTCACCCTTTACTGTGGTGTATCGGCAGGATTTACCGCAACGACTACGGTGGCAGTGGGCACGCACGGGGTTACGACTCCAACGGTGGCGCTGACGACGTTACAGACGCAGCCAGCGGCGACAGCAGCGTTCATCACGGCGAGTATCAGTGGTACAGACGTCGTGATCAGCACGTGGGATTCGTCCTATAGTGCAGGGTCAACGGAGACCGTGGCTTACTACTGTATCTACGGACAGAAATGATGAAGACGTTCGCGTTCTGTTGCGCGAGTTTTGCAGAGGTGACGGAGCTGGCGGCGGGGGTGAAGCCGCTGACCTCGCCGCCCGTCGATGCCGGCGACTTTGAGCCGAGCTGGCTCGAGGGATATGACTTGCTGTGGTTTGATCTGCACGGACAGCCGGGGGCAGCGTGGTGGATGGGCGATAACCGGCTGATCGCGCTGACGGCGGGACAGATCCGGGATGCGAACCTGGGCGGGGCAATCGTGTTCGCGTTGAACTGCTACCTGGCAGACGAGGGCTCACCGATGTTGGATGCGCTGCTCGACGCCGGCGCGCGGTACGTGATCGGGGGCGATGGCCGAAACTGGGCCGGGCAGCGGACGTTGTATGGCGCGGCACTTTTGGGAATGCGCTTCATCAAGGGGCTGTGCCAGGAGCAGGACCCACTCAGGGCGCTGGCGCTGGCGAAGCGATGGCTGCGGATCTCGATGGTGCGGGATTGGTTGCTGAGGCGCGGAAAGCGGATCACGGCGGCAAAGGATACGTTGGCGTTTCGAGCGTACTACAGGAGGTCAGCGTGAGATCAGGTAGATTGTTCACAGTTATTGCCTGGAGCGTCATCATTGCGGCGATCGTCCTGGTGGCGATCCAGGTGTGGGGACTCTGGTCACCTCCGGAGGAGCCAGTTGCACGGAGCGTAGAGAATTACGGCTGGCTGAGGATGGAGGAGATGACCGTCGCTGGGACCGGGACGGAGGGGGCGGTGAGCGCGAGCCAGGCGAGCGACGAGGCGATCCGGGGCCACATCTATGCGGTGCATCTGGATTTCTCTTCCTCGATCACGACGACGACGGATTTTACGCTGACGCAGTCGTCTCCTTCACTAACGGTGCTCCAGCTCACGGACTATTACACGGACACGTGGTTCTACCCGGGCGCGGAATACACGAGCGCGGCCGGGGCCGGGTTGTCGGCGTACGACCGGCTGTTGGCGTCAGGGACGCTGACGGCGACGGTGGGGGAAACGATCTCGGGGACGATCGTGACGGTGCGGGTGTATTGGGGGGAGTGACTTTCATCCTTGCCCTCACCCCAACCCTCTCCCAGGGGGAGAGGGGGTAGGACAGATAATGACGGTTGTCGGAACTGAACGGAGGTACCGATGCGGCATCTGAAGCGATTTGCGGAGCTGGTGAGCAATCCGAGCGAGGGTGTGGTCGAGCACGTGGTTGCGGTCTTTGGGAACGTCGACCAGGGCAATGACGTGATCCACCCGGGCGCCTTCAGAAAAACGATTCTGGAGAACGGTCCGGATGGTACGGACCGGATCCGGGCGACGTGGCAGCACGACATCTGGGAGCCGATCGGAAAGCCGCTGGAATTGGAGGAGGTAGAAAAAGCGGATCTCCCGGCGCAGGTTCTAATTCGGGTTCCTGAAGCAACCGGTGGGTTGCGCGTGACTACCAAAATCTCGATGACAACGCGGGGGAAGGATGCGTACACATTGCTCCTGGACGAGGTGCTGAGAGAGTGGAGCATCGGGTATTATCCGATCAAGACCAGATGGGATGATGAGGCTACTCCTATGCCGATTCGACATCTGCTAGAAATCAGGTTGGTCGAGTACGCACTGGTGACGCTGGCGATGAACATCGGTGCGGTGACTTCTGACGTGAAGGCGGTGGTCGCGTACCAGGACCTGCCGCTGGGGCCGGAGGACGAGGCCTGGGACCACGACGCGGCGCTGGCCAGGGTGAAAAGCTGGGCTGGCGGGGGCGATAGTCTGGAGGAGATGGACTGGGAGAAGTTCCGGGCGGCACACGTGCTCTGGGATAAGGAGAATCCCGAGCAGATGGGGAGTTACAAGTTGCTGATCGCCGACGTGGTCGACGGGAAGCTGACAGCGATGCCGAGGGGGATTTTCGCGGCGGCGGTGGCGCTGCAGGGTGGGCGGGCACCGATCCGGGAATTCGACGACGGCGACGTGGAGGGCGCGAAGAAGCACTTATCGAGGTACTACGATCGGATGGAGCGGACGGCGCCGTGGGATCGGGACAAGGCCCAGGCAGTGGAGTCGCTGGTCGAGTTGATCATCAGTAAAGGATCTCCCACCAGGCCGGTGGGATTGGATTTATTCGTGACCGATCTGTTGCGGTTGCAGGCGCCGGGGGCGCAGGATGTATGGCTGGAGCAGGTCGAGAGGTTCGCGTCTTCCTGGGTGACGAACGCGGTGATCTTGAAGGAGGGCCGGATGCTCTCCGGCCGGAACGTCACGATCGTCGAGAATGCTATCCAGGAGATGCAGGAAGCGATAGCGGCGCTGGAGGCGCTGTTGGAAGCAGCCAAGCCGCCCGAGGAGCGGGCACTTACTGCGGCCAGGGCATTGCTGAAGCGTAGGCTGGAGCTACAGTTATTCGAGTTGCAATCTATGTAGGAGGACGAAACGATGAACTGGAAACAGTTGATGGAGAAAGCCCGGGGGCTCCTCCACCAGGCCAAGGCGCTGATGGATGAGAACCAGGGTGATGCCTGGACACAGGAGCGAGAAAACCAGATCGAGGCGCTGCTGAACGAATCCGACGAGGTCAAAGCACGGGCTGAGCGTGCCCGGCGGGTGGAAACCGGGATGGCCTATTTCGAGGATCCGGCGGCCCCTCCGCCCCCGATGGCCGGGGAGGTTCCGCCCGGGACGATGGGCCAGGGCATGACCGGAGACGAAGAGATCGACGCGGTAACGATCAACGCGGAATACAAGGCTGTGTTCGGAGCGTACCTGGTCGGCGGGATGGGCTCACTGAACGTGAAGCAGATTGATGTCCTGCAACGAGGGTACGTCGAGACTGATCGCAAGGTCTTGACCGGCAACACCGGCGTCGCCGGCGGGTTCCTCGTGGCGGCTGATTTTCGGGCCGTGATGGTCGAGGAGCAGGCCGCGCGGGCGTTCCTGCGCAACCTGGTGACCGTGCAGCCGTGTTCGGGCGAGTTCCTGGAGATGCCGACGGTGGAGGCTCCATCGTCCAACGCCGGGATATACGCCAACGGGATCGTGTTCACCTGGGTCAACTCGCCGATGGACGAGGATACCGGGGACACCGAGCCAGAGTTCGGGCTGATGCGGATCCCGATGCACGATGCGACGGCGAAGACCCGGCTGAGCATCAACATGGTCAACGACGCGGCCGTGAACATCGAGGCGAGCCTGCCGAGGTGGTACGGCGAGGCGTGGGGGTTGCAGGAAGACTATGTGATCCTGCGCGGGACCGGGCGCGGGATGCCGCTGGGGATCCTGGAGGACACCGACATCACCGGGAGCCATTACGTCGAAACGGCGGCGTCGGGGACGGTCGGGGCGGACGATCTGATCGACCTGATGTACGACCTGGAGGCGCAGTACGCAGTGAGCGCGGGATGGGTCACCAGCCGGGCCAACCTCAAGAGCGTGCGCAAGCTGAAGGACGGCGAGGGCAACTATCTGTGGCAGCCGGGGTTGCAGGCCGGAGAGCCGGATACGTTGCTGGGTGCTCCGGTGGCACAGACACCGTGGATGCCGGCGATCTCGGCCGGGAACTATTCGTTTATCTACGGCGATCTCAAACGGTACGCGCTGGGTGAGCGGCAGCGTATCACGATGACCGTGCTGCGAGAGAAATACATCGAGCAGTTGAAGATCGGCTACATGGCGCACATCCGCGTGGGTGGCCAGGCGATGATCGCGCGGGCGTTCCGCGTGT